CTGTGGGCCAAGGAAGTGGACAACGCAGAAATTTTCAAGATGATTTCACCCGCTTTTTCTACTCTTATCGGCGGCATGATTGGGTTCCTGTCTGGTATCAAACTCATGCAAAACGATGACAAAAAGGACTCTAAATGCTAACTCTTCTTTCAACCCTGATTTCGTTCCTGATGGGCGGTTTGCCCAAGTTGTTGGACTTCTTCCAAGACCGTGCCGACAAACTGCATGAACTAAACCTTGCTCGGCTACAGATTGAGCGTGAGTTAGAACTGCGTAAAGCTGGCTTTGAAGCTCAGGAGAGAATTGAGAATATTCGGTCAGACCAGTTGGCAACCGAGAGCGCGGCTAACACGGCTCAAGTCCTAATTGGCGCACAACAAGCTGAAATGCAAGCTATCTACGCCCACGACTCAAGCCTAAACGAAGGAACTAGCCAGTGGATGAAGAACCTCCGCGCATCGGTTCGCCCAGTCATTACCTATGGTTTCTTCTTCTTGCTCTTGTTTGTGGATATTGGCTTGTTTGCCTACGGATGGCATCAAGGCGCTACGTTTGTGGAGTTAGCTGAGATGCTTTGGGACTCTGACACCCAAGCGCTGTTCGCTTCAATCATTGCCTTCCACTTTGGTGGTCGGGCATTCGGTAAATGAACATCTCAGAGAAGTGCCTGCACATGATCCGCCACCATGAGGGGGTCAGGCAGAATCCGTATAAATGCCCAGCAAAGTTGTGGACAGTGGGCGTCGGGCATGTCATGTTTCCAGAGCAAGGAAAGCTCAAAATAGACCAACGGGATGCTTTTGTGCCACCGCCAGAGGCTATGCGCAAACACAGCATGGAGGAAGTCAATGCAATACTTAAAGCCGATCTTGCTCGTTTTGAGAAGGGAGTGGCTACTTATTGTCCTGTTTCTCTTACTCAAGGACAGTTTGATTCGCTCGTCTCATTTTCTTTTAATGTAGGACTTGGCACTCTCCAAAGGTCAACCTTACGTCAAAAAGTACTGCGTGGTGACATGGAAGGCGCGTCGGAAGAACTCCTGAAATACTGCATGGCTGGGGGTAAAGTCCTTAAAGGTTTACAAAACCGTCGTATTGACGAACGGGCGTTGTTTTTATCTTAAAGGCAGACTAAAATGAATAAACCAATTCAGAGAAGATAAAATGGCAACAACTCCATCATGGGTGATGACATACAACTCACTGACGAGTACGGTGCTCCAGTATCTGGAACGCTCTGATGCGGCAGTTGTCAACGCTATCCCCACATTCATCACATTGTGCGAATTTGAGATTGCGCAGAACATCAAGACTTTGGGTCAAATGGAAGTCGTTGACTCCAATATGCAGATTGGTAACCCAGTGATTGCCAAGCCTGCAAGATGGCGCAAAACCACTTCTATGACTTTGTCTGTCAGTGGTCAAAAGCAACCTATGTTGGTTCGCAAGTTAGAGTACTTAAACGCTTATGCTCAGGACGTTACAGCGACTGGCATACCCCTGTACTACGCTGACTACGACTACGACCATTGGTTTGTTGCTCCAACACCTAATCAAGCATATGCTTTTGAAGCATTGTGCTACACCCGTTTAGAACCTCTTTCATCGTCAAACCAAACTAACTGGTTGACAATAAATGCTCCAAATGCCATGTTGTTTGGTACTTTGAAGCAAACCGCACCGTTCCTTAAAAACGATGCACGACTGGCGCTATGGAAGTCAATGTTTGACGAAGCTCTCGCCTCCCTGAAAACTGAAGATACTCTGCGCATTGCAGATCGTTCAGCCGTTGCCGTGGATAACTGATCATGACTACATATGTAAACCCATTCACAGGACAGACGGTTTCTCCGTCTTCTGTTAGTTACGAATCGCTGGCACTGACAGCAAACACCGAGTTGCAATGGCCTATTAACGGCAACGACAACACACCAGCTAGTAGCATCATTGACGTCACTGCAACGTCGTCTGGTACAGGTACAGGATGGTTGCTCAAGCTTCCACCTGCTACTCAAGTATCGACGGGTCAGTCCATCATTGTTCGTAACGTTGGCGCACAGTTATTCACTGTGACTGACTACGGTGGAAACACAATTGTTTCTGTTGCTTCAGGCATCGCTGATTTCATCTTCTTGACTGACAACACAACAGTCAATGGTATCTGGGCATCAGTTGTTTTTGGTGCTGGTACGTCAAACGCCAATGCAGGTGCATTAGCAGGGTTTGGATTAACAGCAATTGGTTTGACTTTAAATCAAGCCTACAACATTACTAGCTACTATTCGACAGCCACATTGGGTACATCAGATCGCGCACAGTTTAATGTCTGGGCTGGTGGTGTTGGATCATTTAATTTGCCCTCATCGTCTTCGCTTGGAAATAACTGGTTCACCATCATTCGTAACGGTGGTACTGGTGTTTTAACATTGACACCAAGTGGTATTGACACTATCGACGGCAACGTCAATATGCAATTGCAGTTAACTGAATCTGTTGTGATTGTGTCTAACGGAGTAAACGGGTTTAACACCTATGCTTATGGTCGATCTAACTCATTTGCGTTTACCCAGTTAGCTCAAGTGGTGACTGGTGGTACGTTAACGCTGTCCTCCGCGCAAGGCGCAAACATTATTCAAGAGTACACAGGTGCTCTTACGTCAAATCAGATTGTTGTTTTACCTTCTACAGTGCAGTTGTATTCGTTACAAAACGGTACAACAGGTGCATTCTCTCTAACATTTAAAACGTCAGGTATTGGATCAACAGTAACTGTTGGTCAAGGTCAGACGGCGTTTGTGGTGTGTGATGGTACGAACGTATACAGCACGACAAGTAACACATCAAGCTCGTTTACTTCTGCGACGTTAGCCCCCGGCTCTGTGGGTGCGCCATCCCTAAACTTCCAAGGTAACACGACAACAGGTTTGTATTTACCTGCGTCAAACCAAATTGGTTTTGCAATAAATGGGGCAGTTGGAATGACTTTATCGTCTGCTGGATTGGTTGTAACCAACGGTATCTCAGGTGGTACGTTCTAATGACAGCAAAAGTCATTCAACTTCAGGTCAAGTCTGGCATCCAACGCGATGGTACGCAGTTTGCCGCTCAAACTTACAGCGACGGTGAATGGGTTCGTTTTCAAAACGGGTTGCCCAGAAAAATGGGCGGGTATCGAGCAATTTTCTTAGACGGATCTGGTGTTTCTCGTGGCATGACCATGACGTCTGAAAACGGAATTAACTACGTTGTTTCTGGATACAACCTAGGTCTTGAGCAGTGGTACACAGACAATGATGATGGCGTGGGGTTTGGCCCAGTTGCCTACACAATGACTGGTGGAGCTGTTGCCATTCAAATTACCAACGCAGGAACTTTGTACACAAACGGTACGTACACAGCAGTCCCGTTGACTGGCGGTACTGGATCTAGCGCACAAGCCACAATCGTAGTTTCTGGTGCTTCAATCACTAACGTGACAATCACCGCTTCAGGTACGGGTTACACGGTTGGCGATATTTTGAGCGCCTCTTCTGCATCTATTGGCGGAACAGGCTCTGGCTTCTCTATGCTGTTGACTGGTAACACCATCTTCACTGGTGGTAATAACACGCTGTGGCAGTTTGATATTGGTTATGACTCAAGCGGTGGTGCAACAAGTAACTTGATTGCTCACCCAGCGCAAAACCTAAACGCGATTGACTCGATCATCAATACAAAACCGTTGATTGGGCAGTTCCCCGGCACTACGCTCGCACCAGTAGGTATTTTTAGCGTTGCAAGTTGCTACTTGAACGGATCAACCATCATCATCAATGGTGCAAACTATTTGGTGGGTAATGGTCAAACAATTTCTGGGACTGGCATTACAACAGGCACCACAATCACTAACACTGACGTTGTTGCCAATGTGACCTTAACAGGGTACATGGTCGGAACGACTTTGACGGTGACAGCGGCTAACGACGGCTCTCTAGCAGTTGGTCAAACCATCATTGGTGGCTTAGGTGTGGGTGTTTTGCCAAATACAACGATTACAGCGCTTGGAACGGGTATTGGAGGTATTGGTACATACACGATCAATAACTCGCAGACAGTCGGTTCTAGTGGCTCTCCTGTGGCTTTCTCAGGCAGTGCGACTACTACACTGACGACTTCAGCCTCAATGACGACTGGAGTTGTTACAGTAACTTTTGACAACAACATCTCCGTATCTGGCGGTGTTGTGATGTTGCACCCCTATTTATTCGTATACGGAAACAACGGGCTGATCCAGAACTCAGCGGCTGGGGACTTCTCAAACTGGGTGTCTGCTGACGCTAACGCCAACAACGTAGCTACAGGCAAGATCGTTAAGGGGCTACCACTGCGTGGCGGTACAACGTCTCCAGCAGGGCTTTTCTGGTCATTGGATTCAATTATCCGTGTGACGTATACCCCAAGCACCGTGAACGGGATCAACTTCTACTGGAAGTATGACCTTGTGACAAGCCAAACCTCCATCATGTCAAGCCAATGTGTGATTGAGTATGACGGCATTTTTTACTGGTGCGGTGTTGATCGTTTCTTGTCCTACAACGGTGTTGTTCAAGAGATCCCAAACACGGCAAATCAAAACTACTTCTTTGACAACCTGAACTATGCACAGCGCCAAAAGGTGTGGTGTACAAAAGTTCCTCGTTGGGGTGAGATCTGGTGGTTCTATCCTCGTGGTTCAGCAACTGAGTGTACAGATGCGGTTATCTACAACGTGAGAGAAAAGATCTGGTACGACGCAGGGCAAGCTATTGGTGCTCGTCGCTCTGCTGGCACGTTCTCAGAAGTGTTTCGCAAACCTATTTGGGGTAGTAGCGAAGTTAACTTAACGGGTAACTACACGCTGTGGCAACACGAGAGTGGGACTGACGAGATTTTCACAACAAATGTGAACGCTATCCGTTCTTCCTTTACTACAAATAATTTGGGATGGGTCACTGGTGGGCCGGGCAACCCCCAACTAGCAGGCGACAACCGTTGGTTACGCATAGAGCGTGTTGAACCTGACTTTGTGCAGTCTGGTGACATGAACTTGTACGTAACTGGTCAAGGTTACGCTGACGACTCAGAACAAGTGTCTGACCCCTATGTTTTTGACAGTACAACGCTTAAAATCGACATGCGTGAACAACGTCGTTTGTTGCGCCTGAAGTTTGAGTCAAACACGTTTAACGGTGACTATTACATGGGTAAAGTGTTACTTAGTGCCGATCAAGGCGACGAGCGTTCTACAGGTAACCCGTAATGGTCACATATGATCCTCGCAACATGGAGTGGGACTTGTACTGCAGTCTGATGGCGGAGTTGTTTTCGTCCAATGATATTGGTACAGTCCCAGAAGAGAAATGGCGCGATTGGGTCGATGGCATTAACGGTATTGGACTTTTTGGTCAATCAGCTATTCCTGATCAACGTCTGTGCGAGACGTGGCAAGAGTGGGCGGAACAAATGGTTGGCATCATGAGCCTTGCGGCATAAGGTAAAAAATGAGCATTAGTTATGATTCTGAAGGAAATGTGGTTGAAGACACTTCAATTGCTAGCCCTTTGTCGCAAGTAACGGCACCAGACTACGACAAAATTATTGCAGATGCTTACGGGACAATTGGCCGCTCTGGTGTTGGTGAAGGAACAAGTCAAATTGACCAAGGTGGGTATAACCACTTTTTAAACATGTTACAAACAGGCTCAGTAAAGCCTGAAGATTTTGGTAGCCTTTTTTCAGGTGCTGTTGATAGGTATCTTGCAGAAAAACCAGATGACCGCTATACACAATATGTGAACAACTACAGGGCTGGTTTGGCTGGAGCAAATACAGACGGTGCAAATGTTGCAAATACTGCTACAGGTGCTTTGATTGGTGCAACTGCTGATACAGCCAATAATGGCGCTATTACTGGTGCAACCTCTAACACGACAGGATCGACTACAGGCGACTCTAATGTAATAACGTTAAATAATAACAACATTGATGCGTTTGGTGACTCCACGACATTTGGTTACAACGCAGGGAATCAGTTGGATTCCAACATGGTTACTTCTGCCCAAAACACGTTGGGAGAGGGTTACACCATTAACAACAGGGGTGTTAACAGCACTACAGTTGGCGACCTTCTAAGCAACGTTGATGGAAACAATAGTTGGGCAAATTCGCTTGCAGGAAATTCTGGTGTTGTTGTTTTGAATTACGGTTTAAATGAAGCATCTCGCGGAGAAGATACTGCAACATTTAGAGCTAATTTGCTTAATGCTGTTAATCAAGCAAAAGCCGCTGGTAAACAAGTTATTTTGCAAACACCTAACGTTGTTGGGTCGGATATTGGTTGGGGTAATTCGGTTGCAAGTTATGCAGACATTATTCGTGACGTTGCAAGCTCTACTGGTTCTGCCTTAGATGACAAATTTTCATACACAAGCGGTAGGGATGATATTTTTGACACCAATACAGGTGACACTCTTCACCCTAGCGGAAGTACATACAACGCCCTTGGTGTTAATTTAGCAAACACCATCACAGGTTTACGCGCAAACAACACAGTAGGATCTACTACAGGGGCTGATGCTGGAACATTGACGACTCTCGCCAATGATGGAGCAACGGGTAATGTGGCAAATGCAGGCGCTTTAACAACGTTATCGCAGAACAATGCAAATTCTACAGCTACATTGTTTGAAAATACATTTGGCAGAAAACCAACTCAAGAAGAAATTGATAGATTTGGCAATACTATTGACCAAGGAGAACTAGACAGTTTTCTTGGCACAGCGCGGAATGAAGTTGTTAATA